CAGTAGTTTTCTCTCTTCCTTTGAATATACGTTCAACCAAAGGACCCATATTAAGATAGATAGAATCAGTATCTGAAGCAATAACATAATCAACATCCTCCGTCTTAAGAAGTTTATTCAGATAAGTATTCATTTTATTTTCAATCCAACGGATTGATACTTGACCACTCAGAGTAATTGCTTCTGCATTCTCAAGTTTGTAGTATCGAAAATACTGATTACCAATGGCACCATAAGCGGAGTTTAGAGAAATCTTCTTTGCCATCTGAATATTATTGCAGCGGGCAATCTCTTTTACCAATTCCTTATTCTTAGTTTTCTCATATTCTTTCTTCGCTTCAATCATCTTCTTTTTAAAGATGACGCGATCCTGATACATCTTTTCCATCAATTCAGGAAGAAATCCACGAATGTCCTTTCGGAACATTGCCCCATTAGCACAAACTGCATAATCTTTATACAACTCGAAACTAATAGTTTGATTGAGAATTTTATCTACACTTACTGTTGAATGCCTTTCATCTACCAAAGTTTCTGGCGAGATGTTGTATTGCATAATCAAGTGCGGATAAAGAGAGTTAAGGTCAAAGTTAACAACCCAATCATACCTACCAGGAACTGGTTCCTTCACATATGCACCAGCATACTTCTCATTCTTCTGAGATTTATTCTTTGGGGGAATAACAATATTTCTCTTCTTAAGATAGTTGTAGATAATATTGTCCCACATCCTCACCTGATAAAACACATCAGCATAGTTTACCTTTGCGTCATATGCCATAGTAAGAGCGAGTTCAATTAATTTCATCTTGTCTTCCAAACGGTCAACAAGTTCCACGTCAACGATGTTGTATTCGATAAACTTCTGCCAACCCTGAGTATAGAAGTCTTTAAAAGTATCAAACTCAGAGTGATCTAGTTTTTTCTGCCCCAGTTCTACTTCGGCAATATAATCAAGTCGATAAGATTCCTGAGCTTTATAAGTAAACTTCTTATAAAGATCGAGATAATCAAGTTGAGTTAATCCCCCCACATCAAAAGTCGTGTGCCTACGACCATTGATATAGATCTCACCTTCAGTTACAAGTCCCCAGTTAGAGAACCTTTTCATCTGCTTCTCACCAAGGACACGATTTAATCTCTTGCAGATGTAAGGAATATCGTACAGTTGAATATTCCATCCCGTAATAACATCAGGAACATCTACCATCCAATAGTTGAGAAAACTGCTTAGAAGTTCATACTCACTTGGACAACAATGATAGGTCACATTGTCCTGATTATTTTTAAATGGTTTAACTCCCCAAGTAATAATCTTCTTAGTAGTATAATCCTGAATTGTAATTGCAAGAATTTCTTCGGAACAAGATTCTACATCAGGGAATCCTTCTTCAGAAGCAACCTCAATATCAAGAGTGACTAATTTAATTTTACTAATATCAAACTTAATTTCGTGCTCTGGATATTTTTCGGAGATATATTGATAAATATATCGATCATTTCCATAGATCTCAAATCCATCAATCTCATCATATTTTTTATAGAACTCGCGGCAGTCCCGCACAGTTCCGGGATTGATTGGTTCTACTGCTTCTCCACCCAATGTTCTGTACTTAGAATCCTTTTTAGTCCTTACAAAAAGAGTTGGAAAAAACTCATCTCTTGTCTCAAATCTCTTACCATTTTCTACTCCACGAACCAAAAACTGATTTCCAATCAACTGAACATTAGTGTAAAATCTCATTCCTTAATCAAGTCCTCATATTTTTCAAGAAGGGTTGGAGTTGGATCAGCGAGGGTAATAATTTTTTCCGAACTGATCATAAAAACGTCTTGCTTAGTGTACCCACTAAGAAATGGTTCTAAAGTTTTATCACTTCTAACCACAAATGGTTTAATTAATTTACAGTCAGGCTCTCCAATGTCAGCACCAACTTCTTCAATCTTGCTCAACAGCGTCTGACCGCTCATCAGAAGTATCACTTTGATTGTTGTTTCCATATTCAATAACGTCATCAATGTACATTTGTTTCAGTTTATCAATGGGATTTGTCATAGTAACAACCCATTCGGCAGTGAGTGGAATCTTTTCATCCTTCGAAAGAGGCATCCAAGGATACAAAGAAACTTGATATGATGCTTGCTTTTCTTTGTTCTCTGAAGAGTCCAATACGCTCGGATCTCTCATTTTAACAACACAAGGTTTAGTCAAAAAATACCCAATAACTCTTTGATTATCTTCTTCTCCGACAACCATTTCTTGGACATCAGCAATTATATCCTCACCTGATTTTAAAAGCAGCAATTTAATAGTCATAAGATACTTATACCTACAGATATTTTAGCAAGAAAAAAGAGGGGTGTCAACCTGGATTTTGCCAGGGTCCCCTCGCGCCGACGATATTCAGTTCTATTTATAGATAGTCCTTACGCTTATGATGGTCAGGAACAATCTTCCTTAGGTTGGCAGAGAGGAGTCCATCTTCAAAGGTAACATCTGAGACTTCTGTATCGTCTGCCAGTGTCCATGCTCTTTTGAAAGATCGTTGAGCCAGTCCCTTATGGACGTAGTTGGTATCAGTTTCTTTGTCTTCTTTTTGTCCTTCGACAAATAATTTCCCATCTTGTGTATAGACATAAACCTCCTTCTTTTTAAATCCAGCAAGTGCAAGTTCAAGTCGTGATTCTACGTTGCTTACTTGAACTAGGTTATATGGGGGGTAATTAGAAGTTGTTTCATGAATCTTAAAAATACGATCAAAATATTCATCCATTCCAATTGTGTTGCGATTAATTCTCTCCAGCAAAGCAGGGAGATCCGCAGCTTGATATTTCATCAGATTAGTCATTATAGTAACTCCTTTAAAAGCGAGATTGTGTTTTGTGGACCCTTTCGGCATCCATTACTATATATTAACATATCTTTTTATTTCTGTCAGGTTTCGAGGTAGTGTTTTCCCCACCCCATTTTAATAAGTAAAGGTAAATAATTATATTTTTTTGGTAAAATTTCTATATCGTCAATATACTTCCAAGTTTCTTTTCTGATTAATTTCCCCATTACATCTACACTAATATCAAAAAATTTTGATAATGTAAATTGAGTTATATTTGAGAATTGTTTTTTTCTAAAATAATACCATCTTATAACTTTAACTTCTTCTTCCGTCAATTTAGATCGTGGAGCACCTAAACCAGACATCTGTTTAGAAAATCTTTCACGAGCACGAGAATACAATCTACTATTAATATATTTTTGCCCCATGTAAATAACTGCATGGAGCGCCTTCTTTGTTTTTATATGATTTTTACCATATCTTTTATTAAAAGATTTTTCAAGTAAAAGATGTGCGATAAAATGTTCCTTTGCCGTAAGATAAACTATTCTATTATTCTTTCCAAAAATACTTTTTGGAAATGTGTGGTGTTTTTCTACATAACCTTTAGGAATACTTCTTTTTTCTGCTTTCCTAATAAGGTTACAATAAACCCTTAGATAATTCATTCCACTCTAACTTGTTCGCAATACTATTTATATAAGAAAAGAGGACATTTCTGCCCTCCAATCTTTACCTGAAAGGTGCGAACAAGTCAGGTATTATTATTTATTCAACCAAGAATACTATCTCTCCACTCTTCACTCATATTCACCATAATTGCTTCTGCTGCTTCTGGTGTTTCAGCATATCCTTCATCAAGTAAGTGTGAGAGGATGATGTCGTAAATATCTACTTGTTCTCTAAAAGCATCACTTACTCCATCAATAATACCATCTATAGTAGCCTTTTTATATACTCCTAAATTATTCTTTTTCTTAGGAGTATTGGGACGAGGACCCTTTAATGAGATGTTGGGTTTCCGTTTCTTAAATCTATCTCTTAGAGTTGCTGCAGCCCGTGGACTTACTTCCCTTGCCATGTCTCCAACTGCCCTATTTTGTCTCTCCTTTTTTTTAGAATCTTCTGGGTTATGGCGTTTTGCTGTTTGATATATTTTCTGTGCTTGTTTACCAAGCTTCTCACTTTTTTGATTTGCAATTTGTCCCCCAGTAGTCCCCGGATTTTCACCAGCATCACTAGATTTCTTAATAGTATTAACCGCTTTAAACATTTTGTGGGCAACTCTTTTTGCCATTTTACCTCTAGGAGGTTTATAACCTTCTTCAAGTTGCTGATTTTCAACAACTTCCATATATGCTTCTTGAAGACTACGAAAATCTTGTGAGTTCATTTTTACGAATACTTTTTAGTTATTTATATTATTTCTAAAATAAACGAAGCATAAAAAAAGCGGGTAATGAAAACCCGCTCATTTTTATTCGGTTTCTACAACCTTTCCTTTCTTACCAATATTATACTTCTGTTCCAAAATCCAATCT